TCACATAATACCATTGTCTAAAGCAAAGACAGAAGAAGATATAATTAAATTATGCCATTATACAAATTTACAATTATTAAAACATAACGATAATTTGAAAAAAGGTAATAAATTAAATTGGAATTTATTAAAGGAGGAGATAGTATGATAAAAGTTGAAGTTATTGAGAATTTTACATTAGAAGATTATAACAAATTAAAAAATGTAAAGAAAGTAATAAGTAGAAAAGAAAATGAATTTGGTGCAAGGGATACTTTTGAGTGTGATGAAAAAATGGTTGATTATTTAACAGGGAACAATGCTTTAAACAAAGTAGTTGTTAAAGTAATTGAAGTTGAACCTGAAATAAAAATATTATCACAATCACCAATAGAAGAATTAGAAAAAGCAATAAATGTTGAAGCAAAAATAACAACTACTAAACCTAAAAAGAAAAAATCAAGCAAGAAATAATCTTGCTTTTTAGAAAGGAGAATAGTTATGGCAACTGATATAGGTGGAGTATGGCGTACTGTTGGTGGTAGAAGAATCTTCATTAAAGATGGTGAAGATTTAGAAACTGCTATGAAGAAAAGTGGAAAGTTTAAAAAAAGTGAAATAAAAAATAAAGATGATAGTAAAAAAAGTAAAAAAATGACTGATGAAGAAAGAGAAAAAAAGATAAAAGAATTAGAAAAGAAAAAAGAAGAAACAGTTGGTTTTTTGCAAAAAGCAGGCATTGATGAAGAAATAAGGGCTTTAAAAGCAGGTTATGATGATGTAAAAGAATATAGAAAAGCAGAAGATGAAAGAAAAGCAAAAATATCTGCTGACAGAGAAAAAGAAAAAGCAAGGCAAGAAGAAACTAGAATAAAAAAAACTGAAGAAATGTCAAAACAATTAGAAAAAGATAAAAGTGAAGCAACAGAAGAAAAAAGAGAACAATTTGAAATTATACAAAAGAATAATCCTATGCAAGATGATTACCATGTTGGAATAAGAAGCCCTAAAGATATTAAAACTTGGGAAGAAGCAATGAAAGATGATGAAAGCTTTTCTTGGGGAGATTTTAGCAAAGAAGATGCAGAAAAAGCACTAAAAAGTGGTGAAATAACAATATATAGTTCTTATGATATTAAGCAAGGAACTTTTGTTTCAACTTCAAAAGTACAAGCTGAAGAATATGCTGGTGGTAAAAAAGTATATGAAAAAACTGTTAAATTAAATGAAGTGGCTTGTATTAATGGTGATGAGGGACAATATGCTAAAGTTGGAAAAACAAGTGGTAAAGATTTTTCAAGTATGAGTAGGCAACAATTAGCAACTTTATTAGTTGAAAATCAAATTGATAGAGGAATAATTAAACCTGAAAGTAAACAAAGACAAATTCAAGCAAGATTAACCGGTTCTATAAAAATGAGTAAAGATGCTTTAATTGAATATGCAAATAAATATTTAAAATAGTGCAATTTTGCACTTTTTTTATGCTTTTTGACTAAAAAACATAATTATGTTATAATTTATATAGAGTGCAACAGCACTTACGTATTGATTCACACGTGGACGAGACCACGAAAAAAAGCGAAGGGAGAGATATTATATGCGTGAATTTTTAAAAGGACTAGATTTAGACAATGAGTTAATTGATACTATTATGGCTGAACATGGCAAATTAGTAACAAAAGACAAAGAGGAGTTGCAAACCTTAAAAAGTCAAATGAAAGAACTAAAAGAAAATTCTAAAAATGCTGACGAACTTCAAGCAAAATATGACGAATTAGTTAAAGCAAATGAAGAACGTGAAGCAAAACAAAAAGCCGAAGAAGAAGATAAGATATTAACTAATAATATCAACGCTTTATTTGAAGGCAAAACATTCACTAGCGAATATGCAAGAAGTGGACTTTTAAATGATATTAAAGCAGGTTTAAACAATCCTGAAAACAAAGGTAAAGGTATTCAAGATTTATTTGATGAATTAACAAAAGATAAAACTGATATATTTACTAATCCTAATCAAATGAAAGACATGGAAAGTATGGGAGATAGTGAACAAGATAATAACACAAAAGATATGCCAATAATGTGGTAAAAAAAGAAAGGAATGATTTATTATGGCAAGAATAGATGCATTATCTATTGATTTAAGAACAACAGGTAAAGACAAACTTGCTGAAGAATATGGAAAAGTTATTGAAAACTTACAACATATTACTTTAGCATCAAAATTAAAAAATACTGATTTATCAGGAGATCCTACATCTGGTACAGTAGAAGCAAAAAGATTTGTAAACAAAGTAGGAAAAGCATACGGAACTGCAAGAACTGCTGGTCAAGCTGATCATATTAAAGCAGAACCAGTAACAATTAAAATTAATGATGATACTGAATATTTAGAAGAAGTTGAAGAAAAAGATCTTAAAACTTATGGTGTTAATGGTTTAATTGAAAGAAGAACTAGAAATCATCAAGATGCTTTAGCAGTAGAATTAGATACTAAATTCTTTGCAGAAGCAGTTAACGGTGGTACTTCATTCACTTCTACTGCAACTACAATTGAAGATGAAATTGAAGATGCAATCCAAAAAATTGAAACAACTAAAAATGATTTCGTACAAGGTGTACCAAGAAATATGATTGAAGTTGTTATGTCACCAGCTTACTATGGTAAGTTAAGAAATAAGATCAACTCAATTTCTAACTCTAATGATTTAGGACAAGTAAGAAATTATGAACAAGGCGTATTTAATAACGTTAATGTTTATTCAAATGTATTCTTACCACAAGGAGTAAATTATATAGTTATGGTAAAAGGTGCTGTTGCACAACCAATTATGACTTCAATTTACAATCCTAAAAAAGTTGATTTAAGTGATGCAACTGCATTTGGTTTATTTGCTTACAAAGGAACTAAAGCAGTTACTCCAGATTTAATCATATATAACGGAACAGCAGTAAGTTTATAATAAAATAAAGGAGGCATATTATGACATTTGAAGGACAATACCTAACTTATGATGAATATAAAAGTCTTATTGAAGGCGAAGGTGGTTCTGCAATGGCAGAAATGCCTTTTAAACTATTAGAATTTGAAGCTAGAAGACAAATTGATATAAGAACCTTTAATCGATTAAAAAATAGTGAAAATATACCACAAGAAGTAAAACTATGTGAATATGAATTAATAAATAGCATAAGTTCATTTAAAAATGCTACTGATAGTGTTGCTAGTGGTGGTAATGTTAAAAGTGAAAATATAGATGGGTACTCAATTAGTTATATAAGTGCTAGTGAAATAAGTAATGTAGTAAAATCTAAACAAGATGAAATAGGTGATATTATAAGGACTTATTTACTAGGTGTTGTATATAATGGAGAACATCTTATGTATTGTGGTGTTTAATGATAACCAATTCAAGTTTAACTATTTATCATTTAAGTGGACAAGATGTATCAACAGGCTTTGAAATATGGACTAGATATAACTACGATAAAGTGTGGTTCTTTGGTGGCAAGGGTGCCAGCATTAATAAAGGTTACGATAATGCTAATGACGTAGAGATAAGACTGCCTTATGATAGCAATGCTAATTTAGATATAAGCAATTTTGCGATAGGCGACATTATAGTTCAAGGTACCCTTGACTTTAATATTGAAACACAAGAAGATTTAGAGAATTATCTAATTTATAACATAACAAGCATTAAAAATAATAACTTTGGTAATAATCAACACATACATTTAGGAGGCAAGTAATATGCCTGTTAAATTAAAACCTACAAGTACAATTAAAGCACGTTTGGGAATAGAACCTAACGGGCGAGTACAAAAGTTCTTTACCAACACTTGTTATAAACACATGGACAAGTATGTGCCTATGGACGAAGGAAACCTAAGAACTAATAACGATATTCAACCTAGCACCATTACTTATGAATCACCTTATGCTAGGTATCAATACTATGGTGTTAGAGAAGACGGAACACATCAAGTGCAACATTATACTACACCTGGAACTGGACCATATTGGGATAAGCGAATGTGGAGTGCTGAAAAACAAGATGTTATTAAAGAAGTACAAAAATACATTGGAGGCAAGTAATGGAAGTTAATGATTATAGAATATCAAAGTTAAGATTATATTTAACTAACATAATCAACACTCTTACTACAAAACGAAATTATCAAATTAATGCTGATATGTTAAGCAATAAAGTTGGAGATTATTCTTTAGATAAAATACCTACCGATACTGAGGCTGAGAAACCTTGGATTATAGGTGTTGTAAAACGTAGAGATGTCTATTCATTTAGAAGTCGCAAGCCTTATTCACAAGATACTATTAACAATTTAAAAAACATAGGGTTCTTTGAAGAATTTGAAAGTATAATCAAATCTAATAATGACAAAGGCGTTTTGCCTGAAATAGATAATATAGAAAGTATCAAATGTTTAAATTGTGGAACTATGATTAGCAACGATGATGGTAAAACAGGAACATTTGATATTCAAATACAAATAACATATAGAGAAAATTTATAAGGAGGAATAAGACATGGCAAATTATGTACCAAGTGGAATTGAAAAAATTAATCGTAGTCAATTCTTAACTTACTTAAATACTACACCAAGTGCTGAAAACCCAAAATGGGACGTTCTAGGTGTTGGTATT